TGCAAATTGTATTAAATTTACAATTTTTCCATTGATTTTTCATTTGAAATATTACTCTTATTTTCCTGCTTGATATTAGCTCAAATTATTAGCAAAATCTTGTCACTGTAGCAATTAACGGCGTAATATAAAAACGTTAATCCGACTATATCCACTGTTTGTGAAAGTTTGTTGTGTACGCATTGAGAAACTCTGCCATATTAAAAGCTAATTGTCTCTCCTTTGAAAAGAAATAATGAATAGTTTACGTTTTGATTGCGCTGCAGCTAGAAATAAGCTTCGCTGGAAGTTGGCAAAACGGCATGAAATTGAACAAGTTTACAAGTTACCGCAAATGTCTGTCTTAAATGACGCACTGACTGCTGAATATTATGCTGAGTCATGCACATGCATCGGTATGTGTTCATGTACCACGACTTATAGAGTTGCTTCTATGAGGATATTCGAAACAGGACAAACCGGTGGTTTGTTTATGGATGAATGGTCTATGCCATACAATCCTGTGTTCCTTTTGGTGGCCGCCGTCCATTTAAACGGCACAAACCCAAAAACCCCTCTTAAAAGCTTTCCATGGTTTTCATCTTGCCTGGAAGCTTTTTCTGTTAAAGATGATGAATTGACTTTGTTCCTAATTAATCATGAAACTATTGTCGTTAACTCGAAACATCCTCTGCGACTTCATTATTTTAATGATTCGCTTCAATATTGTTGGTCATCTACAAACGAGGAATGTATTTGTCACTATGTACCTATCTCATGTTGTTTGGTACGTATGTCGAGAGGTTGTCTTATTTTTGAACCTTATTTTCCGACATTTAACCGTTTGGTTAAATGTTCGATTTCTAGGAACAAAAGTTTGATGGACTTTTATAATGATTTTCTTTATGAAAATTTCGACATAGAGAGCGCGAATAGATCGTGGCTCCGTAGTGAAGATCTTCCAAACCAATTCTGGACTACACAGAATGGTGTTGTTTGTCTTAAAAATAATATAAAAATTGTTAAAAATTATAAAAACATAATAAATCCTTATAAAAATATTTGCTTTTCTCGCATGTCATTTGATTTTGGTTCTTTTGTTATCCCTCACAAGGATTTTAGTTTCGTTTATTTATTTGAAAGTGCACGTGATATGCTTTTTGCGCATAAAAACGTCAATTTCCAATATTTTGTTTGGCATGGTCCTGGTTGTAATTGTGATCTTTGTCCTAGAAATTTTGTTTCTTATCCTGTTGATTATTCGGATTTAGAAACTGATTTAGAGGCACAAGGTCTTACTGATTATTTACCTGGTGTACCCACAATTCCCCTTAAATTCGATCTTGGGGAATCTGCTACCGAACAAATTGGTGCACTAACTGAGGTTCTTCGAGAACTTTCAGAAAATTTTTCAGCTAAAACGACTGACTTGCAGGGTTCATTCTCTGGAGTTATTGATTTTAGTAAGCGCATGACAATTGGCCTGGCCAGTGCTTACGTCGTTTATTCAGCTCTTAAGGCTTACACTGATGGTAATTTTGATAACCTTAATAAGGTTGCTTCATCTCTTCCTATTGTACTTGCTGCTTTTCCTATTGAGATTTCCGAATTTATTATGGGATGTGTTTCACATCTTCGTAATACAGAGTTAGAGGCTCAAATTGGCGGACAAGGTCCTATTCCATGGGAACAAATATCTATTTTATCGCTTGGTGCTGTTCATTTATTTACAACTGGTGCTTTTGGTAAGAAATTTGATTCAATGTCTCTTATGAAACTTGTTTCAATGCTTCCTAAAGCCACTGAAGGTTTTATGGTCGTTTTCGACGGCTTTATTACTGTTGTTAAATATTGTATTGAATATGTCCGAGTTGAGTTACTTGGATTTGATCCTAAAAATAGTGATGAGAAAATTCTTTACCCTCGTGTAGTTGAGTGGCTTTCTTCTGTTAAAGACATTGTTTCTTCTGAGAAAGAAGGTGTCTTAGATGTTACTGCTGAGAATTTTGATCGTATTACACGATTACAGATTGTTGGTATGACAATCTTTAAATATGATAAATTTGGTAAAGACTCACCTGCTATTTTGAATAAAGTGAGATATTTTATGAATTTGTTAGATCATATTAAGAAGCCATTTGAACAATCTTGTATTAAAACAGATTTATGTCGTGTTGAACCACTCACTATATTAATTCGTGGTGCTCCTGGTACAGGTAAATCTGCTATGATTAAACCGTTTGTTCATCAATTACTGTCACAGATATTACCCAAAGACCGACTTGAAGAGTTGGTTCGAAGTCCTGATAGTTTTGTGTATAATCGTCAAAGTGAACATGAATATTGGGATGGTTATCGTGGACAATTTGTTACTATTATGGATGATTTTGGACAAGTTGTTGATGTTGCCGGAAATCCCGACAATGAGTTTATGTCTTTGATTCGTGGAACAAACCGTTTCCCTTATGTTTTGCATATGGCCTCATTAGAAGATAAAGGTTCTAATATTTTTACTTCTAAAATTATTATTTGTACAACAAATATGATGACTTTTCAGAATGTTGAATCTATTCATGATAAGGAAGCTTTGATTCGTAGATTCGATTATATCGTTGATCTTGATGTTAAAGATGAATTTTCTTATATCCGTTCTGGTGATTCGGGTAAGAAAGTTCGTAAAGATATTAAATTTGATACAGATATATGGAATTTTAATATCATGGAAGGTGTTAATGTTACAAATGTTGGTACAATTAATCAACAATTGTCTTTTGATCAATTCTTGAATTTATGTGTTAGGTATTATAAGGTTAAAGAAAACAAATTGACTGAATATAATCGTTATTGTAAGAAAGAGTTAATTTCTGCAATGCGTAGGCGAGCAATTGAGGAATCTTCTTCTGCTGAAGTTCCTGAATGGTTAAGGGAGTTTGATGATATGCAGCCAAAACAGGTTGAATTTGTCGATGCAGTTGATGATAATATTCCTGAGGAAATGTCTGAATTTGATTTTAGCATTTCTACATGGAAAATTGTCGAAAATTTCTTTAATTTTGGTAAAAATGATTGGTATAATTATTGTGATCCTATTAGTGGTTATGCAAGAATGCGTGATTATTTGTTAAATTTGGGTCCAAATATCAACAATTTTATTGAAAGATTATCTTCTATGAATTTCTATGATTATGTTTCAAGATATATTAATCATTCTATTACTTTCTTTAGTGATATGATTGTTAAATGTTCTAAGAAAATTGTTGATGTTATATCAAAATATCCTTTATTAACTACTCTTACAACTTTGTGCACTTTTGGTAGTGCTTTTTATGCTATTTCGAGTATTTTCTCGATTGAAGCTGCCGGCTTATATAAAAGTCGCAAAGCTGCAAAGAAGGTTGTGATGGGTATTAAATCTGGCACACGTACATATACTAATAATAATAATATAATTTTTGAACCACAAGGACCTGTTATTGATCAAAATGCTGATCAGTTAGCTACTAAAATTTGTAAGAAAAACATTTTGTTGCTTTGTCTTCCTGGTTGTAATACAATAAAATCAGGTACTGTACTTATGTTATCTGGTGGTGTTGGTTTAATGCCCAATCATTATTTAGAGATTATCCAATCACGTTAGGAGATACCAGAGAGTGATGGTGGTATCTTACCGGAGAGCTGTTTGGAATTTAGATATTCAAATGGATCTAAATTCCAGGTTTCTACTGTTGAAGAAATGCTTAAACAAGAACGATATAAAATACCAAATAAAGATTTAGTTGTTTTTGTGCTTCCTGGTAAGACACGTATTTTTCCGAATATTTTAAGTAGTTTTGTTACTGCTGAACAAATTAAAGAATTTAAATATCCAAGTTGTAATATGTATATAACAAATGAAGAAGGTTCTTTTGATTGTTATGAAACAGAAGCTACAATGTTACCTGCTCCAATTGAATATAAACTTGGTAAACAATTACTTGGTACTTGTTCTGCCTTTAGGGTTAATGTTCAAACACAACGTGGTGATTGTGGATCTCCTGTTATATTACAAGATCCACGTTCTGGCCCTGGAAAAATATTGGGCATACACGTTGCTGGAAATATGTATTTACCATATGCGTATTCTGTTACCACAATTCGTTCTGAAATTGAAGAAGCTATTTCTAAAATTCGAGATTTTACTGCCATGCAAGGACCTTTATTCGATCCCAATTTATTGGAAGAAAGTTTTGATTCCTGGAAACTTAATGATGAGTTTGTTGTTCTTGGTAAGAGTAATGTTTATTCTTCACAAGCAACTAAAACTGAGCTTGTTAAAGTTTCGGCTTTATATGAAATTCTTGCTCCTTCAACAAAAGCACCAGCGCGTTTGACGGAATTTGATCTCGATGGTGAGCGTATCAAACCGCTTAAAAACTCTATTGTTAAATATGGTGGTTATAAGCGTTGTATACCAGATGTCCTTATTGAACATTGTGCAAATAATTATTATAAGCATATGATGGAAAATTCATTTAAACCAAAATTTCGCAATGTTTTATCTTTTGAGGAGAGTGTTGCTGGGATTCCTGGTGAGGATTTCATTTCTGGTATCCCTCGTGGAACCAGTCCAGGTTTTCCAATGACATCTCAAAGGCCTTTTGGTTCTAAAGGTAAGAAACATTGGTTTGGTGAAGATGGTGATTATGAATTTGATAGTCCTCAATGTTTAAAGCTTCGTGAAAAATGTGAATATATTATTTCAGAGGCTAAAGAAGGTCGTAGGTGTCTTCATATTTATGCTGATCATCTTAAAGATGAATGTCGAACATTGGATAGGGTTAAAGTTGGTAAAACTAGAATGATTTCTGGTGCTCCATTACCATTTGTTGTTGTTTTCCGTCAATATTTTATGAGATTTTCAGCATGGTTGATGGAGAATAGAATACGCAATGGTGTTGCTGTTGGTACTAATCCATATTCTGATGATTGGGATAACCTTAAGAATCGTCTTGCCGAAGTTGGTGATAATATTATTGCAGGTGATTTCTCAGGATGGGATTCTAGTCAATATGCTGAGGTTGGCCACCATATTTTACGTCTTATCAATTTATGGTATTCCGATGGTCCGGTTAATCAAAAGATTCGTGAGATTTTATGGTTGGAATTATATAATTCAGTTCATGTTTATGGTGATCTTGTTTATATGTGGCATAAAGGAATGCCTTCTGGTAATCCTTATACCACTATATGCAATTCTATTTATAATAATATTGTTATTCGTATGGCTTGGGTTGACTGTTCGAATTGTGAGCTTGGTGCTTTAAAGCATTTTGATGATTATGTTCGTTGTTGCACTTATGGTGATGACAATTTAATTTCAGTTCATGATGCTGTTAAAGAAAAATTCAATATTACTAATTTCACTGCTTGTATGGCTGATTATGGTCTTGGATATACTGATGAACATAAAGATGCAAACAATAGTGTTACTAATTTTAGAAGTATTACTGATGTTACATTCTTGAAACGTTCATTTGTTTATGATACTACCAAGAACAAATGGTTGGCCCCATTGGAATTCGAAGTGATCGAACAAATGCTTAATTATGTTCGTGGTCGTTCTGATTTTAAAACGACTGTGCAACAATGTTATGGATCTTGGAAACGTGAACTTTCGCTCCATCCAAAGGAGATTTATGATCAAAAATTAGCTTTAATTAAACCGATTATGGAAGATAAATTTAACTTCTATGATCCTGTAAATGAGCACGCTGCAGTGCGCGATCTCGTCTTGGGCGAGATTGTGTATTACTGAATCCTTCTGATCTTTCCCACACAGGTATAAAATTATGTTCTAGCCCTAACTGTGTGGTGATATTGCTTTTGGCTAGTGTTGAAATTAGGCTTATTATTTAATATTACTTATCAAGGTGCCTAGGAGCAATCCTCCATTATCTAGATTACTAGAACACGTTATTTATTGTTGAGGTTAGCAGAAATAATGTAAATATAACCAGCTGAAAATAATATGATTTCTGACGAGGTTGCTGTCGTCGATACCCAGCAAACAACTACTTTTACTTCCGATATACCTGTTTTTCAGAACAATATTGGTCCCATTGCAGATATTCCATACCCACTTAAAGCCGGTCCAGAAGAGAATCGTTTCCATGATCTCAAGGATTTCTTGTCCAGGCCTGTTGTGTGTGCTGGTTGCACTGTTAATTGGGACGGTACTTCTGTACAAAATACTGACCTCATCACAATGAATGTTCCTAGTGCTATGTTGTCCATTAACATGATTAATGAGAAACTTTCTGGTTTCTTTGGTTTTCGTGCAACTTGTGTTGTTCGAGTTCAAGTTAACGCTCAACGTTTTCAACAAGGAATATTATTATTGAATACTATACCCATACCCACATTACTTGGTACTGATCGTACAAGCCAAATTGATAAGCATATTGCTTTTAAAAGTCAATTGCCATCTGTTCGTATGAATATTGCTTCCAATTCTGAGATACAATTGAAGATACCCTTTGTGTCACCACAGAATTTTTATCAGAGGCGTGAATATTCTTATGATTGGGCCCAATTTAATGTAACTGTATATTCTCCACTTGTTGGTGGTAATGCACAAATCACATGTTGGTGTCATTTTGAAGATATTGAACCAGTTTTCCCTATAGCCCAGAGTGGTAAAATTTCCTCTGGTGTTAAAGGGAAGAAGTATGATAATTCAGATCTTGAGGATTCTGGTGGTATTTTATCAGGTGCTACTCGCCATTTTGCGAGTGCATTTGGTGATTTATCAAAAGTACCTCTATTATCATCTATTGCTGCTCCAACGGCTTGGTTCTTTGCTGCATCTTCGAAAGCACTTTCAGCTTTTGGATTTTCAAAGCCTGTTTCTACTAAGCCTAGAACTGCTATGAATCCAAGATTGATGTCTCATTCAAACAATTGTGATTCAGAAGATAATTCTGATTCACATGGTCTTTTCTTGTCAAACAAGGTTGCTCGTTTACCTGGTTTTGCTGGAACTGATATTGATGAAATGTCAATGCAGTATATCACCTCTATACCTTCTTATTTAGCCAATTTTTCATGGACCACAGCTAATGTGGTTAATGCGCAATTGTATACCCAATTGATAAGACCTCGTAGTATGTCTCAGACATACACAACAACTTTAAATGCTGTCGCTTATACACATTATGTATTTGCGCCCTTCTGTTATCTTGCCATGTTGTTTCAATATTGGCGAGGTACGATCAAGTTTAGATTTTTGGTCGCAAAAACTGAATATCATTCTGGTCGTTTAATGCTTGTATATAATCCTGATGGAACAAATGCATTAACAGAAGCCAATTCCAATTATTGTTATCGTTGGATTTGGGATCTTCGTGAATCAAATGAATTTGAAGTTGATATCCCGTTTGTTTCAGGTACGCCCTGGCGAACAAATACTCTTGGTGATGGAACCGGTTTTATAACCGCTTTCGTCCTCAATCCCCTCATAGCCCCATCATCTGTTTCTTCTTCTATAAATATTTTAGTCGAAGTTGCTGGTGGTGAGGATTTCCAATTAGCCGGTTTCTCTGGAGACTTAGGCTTATACCCCGTTCTTGCGTACGGTCCCGAACTACAAGATAATGAATATCTAGGACACACTGAAAAATCAGTTTACATTAAGTCCAATGTATATAAAGAAGATCATTCATTAATTGAAGCTCAGGCTCCCGGAACTCAAGTCTTGCAACGCGGAAATGTCGGTCGAACTGCCGGCATGCAAGATTCAATTAATCCGTCTGGCTCACCAGATGACCAAGGAACTAGTAGTCTTTACACTATTGGTGAAATGGTTACATCATTGAGACAGTTATTAAAAAGATGTACTATTATGTTATCGACAGGTTATACTGCCGCTGGTAGAGATAAAGTTTTACGCTTTGATCCTACTGCAGTTTGTTTACCAACTTTTAACACGAGTGTTTCACCTCCAACGTTACCAACAGCTGGTTCTCAGTTTGTTGATTATTATGATTGGATTGTTCCACTCTTCGCTATGAGAAGAGGTGGTGTTTTGACGAAAATTTACAATGCCGCTTCTAACAGTGATTCTGCTGTCACCTCATTTCTTAATTATACTGGCACTACTTCACAGGCTCCACTTTCGGATTCTAGTGGTACTAGAAATAATATAAGTATGGCGAATAATATGATCGTCTCCAGTTCAACCGTCCAGGGTGCTCTTGAAGTGCTTGTACCATATTACAGCGCTTCACACTCTACACCTGTCCAAACCCCAGCTCTTGCTTTCACTACTAATTCTACGGATGCGTTTCAATTTACAAACAATCCGCAGCAAACGGTGATTGGCACTACATCCAATTCTACTAATTTCATTGTTTTGAATGTAATGCGTCAAGTTGCTGATGATTTTGACTTGGGATTCTTCCTCTGCACAGTGCCATTGCACTTTTACGGAACGGGAGCATCCACGTATCCTATTTAAATGTATATATAGAAATAGCGCTCTGGTTTTTGAGGTTTTCCAGACATTTTTGTTAGCTATTGATGCTCACCTCAGCTGCATTTAAGTATTTTTACTTTGTTCGTTGTGTGCGTTTGGTCGGCCGTCTCTCACAACTGAAGACTGCCGAACCACGCGATGCTCCGATTACGGTTCTTTTACTAAATGCGCGATAAGTCATAGGGATTATATGACTATTTTGATC